CTCCTCCACTGGCTTTCCGCAGTTGATACAGAACACAGGACCTTACCTCCTTTTTGCCGCGGATGCAAAAGGACCCGCGAACGTCAGTGGTTCTTGTCGAAATGCTGAATGAATTCGCAAAGCCGTTCCACGCCTTCGATGGGCATGGCATTGTAAATGGAGGCCCGCATACCGCCCACCTTCCGGTGGCCCTTCAGATTGGAGAAGCCCCATTCAGCGCTCTCCGCCACAAACTTGGCGTCCAACTCAGGGTCCGGGGTGCGGAAGGTGACGTTCATGTCGCTGCGGGAGCCGGGCTGCGCGGCGCAGGTGAACAGCCGGGAGGCGTCGATCACATCGTAGAGCATCTGGGCCTTACCGTGCTTGATCTGTTCCATGCCAGCCACGCCGCCCTGGCTTTCCAGCCAGTCGCAGACCAGGCCCAGCATGTAGATGCACCAACAGGGCGGGGTATTGTACATGGAGTCCTTCTCAATCTCAGTCTGCCAATTGAGCATCAGCGGGGTATAGGGCAGCTCGTGGCCGGCCAGGGACTTCTTGACGATGACGATGGTCAGTCCGGCGGGGGCCAGGTTCTTCTGGGCGCCGGCGTAGATGACGCCATAGCGGCTCACATCCACCTGCCGCGAACAGATATCGGAGGACATGTCGCAGACGATGGGCACATCGCCGGTCTCGGGGATATACTGCCACTCAGTGCCGTAAATGGTGTTGTTGGCACAGTAATAGAAGTAAGAGGCGTCGGGGCGGACGGTAATCTGCTCCTGGGTGGGGATATAGGTGTGGTTCTGATCCTCGGAGGAGCAGGCCACGGCAATATCGCCGTATTTTTTGGCCTCCTGATAGGCCAGGGTGGAAAAGTTGCCGGTCAGGGCGTAGTCCGCCTTGCCGGTGGCCCCGATCAGGTTCAGGGGGATGGCGGAAAACTGGGTAGAGGCGCCGCCCTGGAGGAACAGGATCTCATAATCATCGGGGATGGCCATCAGCGCGCGGAACTTTGCCTTGGTATCGTCAAAAATCTTCTGAAACACCTTGGACCGGTGGCTCATCTCCATGACGGACATACCGCTGCCCTGATAATTGGTGATTTCCTTGCCCGCACGCTCCAGCACTGCTAGAGGCAGCATGGAGGGTCCTGCGGAAAAGTTATAGATGCGTCCGTTGGACATAGTCGGTTTTCTCCCTTCAAAGCCGCGGCAAGCCGCGATACATTAAGATAATACGGATTTATTATATCAGCGAAGCGCCGGGAATACAAGGCGGCCCCGCGTCAAAAATGGCCGCTCTCTCCCCCCGGCCTTTGTGATATTTCAACGATTTATCGCTTTAGTTTATAAAATTAAGGCGGCGGTACCCACCGCCGTCCGGACTGAGCCAACGCTTCTCGTGAAACGTGCCCCCCAATTCCGGCGCACAGGAACCAAGCCCCGGCCTCTCCCAGAGGGAAGCGGCCGGGGCCGGCGTTACGCCGCGCCGAAGCGCTGGCTCCAGGTGTTGGCGGCGGAGGACACGATCTGCCGGACATCGCTCAGCAGGGCGGAAACCCAGCCCTGCTGGGGTTCCGGGGCCTCCCCCGGCTCAGACAGGGAGGGGCTTACCTCGGTCTTCCAGACCCTGGACTTGACCACCACGTCCCCCACCAGGTACTGGAGCTCGCATTTGCCCCCGCCGGGCTGGGCGGCGTCCGCTGCGGAGACCAGCCAGTCGATGTTGTCCTCCGCCACTGTGACCGCCGCAGGGTAGGGGGCGGCGTCCCGGGCGCGCTGGTGGAGCAGCGCCACAGTCCCCTCCCCGTAGGCCGCCCGCCATTCGGGAAGCTCCCGGCTCCAGCGGATGGTGCGGGCCTCGTTCTCCCCCGCGCGGCCCAGGGGGATGCAGGGGGTGTCCCGCGCAACCAAATAGGCCGTCATAGCCCCTCATCCCCGTCCCGCTGCTTCGGCTGATCGTAGGTAAGGGCCTGCCGGCTGTCCCCCACGCCCTGGGTGGTGGGGTCGGTGACGATGCCCAGCAGGCAGAGCAGGTTGATTGCCAGGCCCGCCACCTCCACGATCTGGGACTCGGACACCGGCGGGGTCACGCCAAACAGGCCCAGGGCCTGGTACACCAGCGCCGCTAAGGCCAGAATAATGGCGGTCAGGGTGGTCTTGTTCTGCAAACGCAGTTTCCAGTTCATGCGCATGTCTCTTTTCTCCTTTCCTCCAAATCATCAATGCGGCGGTTGATGGCCTTGATCTGCTCCTCCACCACCGGCATACGCTTTGCAAAGTTATTATGTTCCCGCACTTCCCGGGTCAGCTCCTCCAGCTTGGCGTCGGTGACCGCCTGGGATTTCCCGTTGCTGACCAGCACCCCCAGCAAGGTAAGGCCCCCCGTGATGAGGGCCACGATGATCTCTGTCACTCCTCGGCCTCCTCTTGCGCTTCGGTCTGGGCCTTCCGGGCCTCCCGGGCGATGGCCTGGGCCTCCAGGGCGGAGACCTCCCCCCGGAGCTTGTCCAGCACCAGCCCCACCACGCAGGGGGGCAGGGCGGCGGCGCTGATGGTTTCCGCCAGGGCGCGTTTCAGCGCCAGGGTCTGAGTGTTGATTTGGTTCATATTCCAACGCCTCCTCACAGCTTGCATACGGTGTAGTTCCAGCGGTAGGTCGTCCCGGTGAGGATCATCCTGTCGTTTTCCTGCGTGATACTGTGATGGGAATCCAGGGCCAGCCCTGTCACATGGCCAGTCCCGCTGTAGGTGTTCACCAGGGCAGCGGACTGGTACGCCGCCGCCGCGTGGCTCCACATCACCACCAGGAAACAGGCATTGGTGGCGACGGCCAGCGTCACCGATTCCCCGGCGGCCACGGCGCCGTTGGAGGGATTGGACGCCCGGTAGACCCCCTGGCCCAGCTTGCCGGCGGTATAGTCCTCATAGTTCCCCGCGTCCAGCACCTCATGGCCGTCCCGCAGCAGCGCGCCGGTGACCTGGACAGCGACGTCCGAGATCAGCGAGAGTCCATCCTTGCCGAACCTGACCGACGCAAACGTCTGTCCAGTCCCTCCGCTGGAGGAGGCAAAGTCCAGCAGCACGTAGCCTATGCCGCTCGACGTCTCGTAAAAATAAGGCTGGATACGCCAAACATCATTGCCCCGTCCGATTGCAATCTCCGGTGCAAGCTCGTCCTGGCCGGCGGAAATGGTAAGTCCGTTGGCAGATAGACTGTGGGCAGATAGCGCAAATCCGCCGATCAGCCCCGCCGTGGCCGTGATGGTCCCATCCTCCGCCAGTCCGAAATTGGTGCTGTCGATGGTGATGCGGTTGGAGGACAGGCGGATAACGTCGGCGGAGGCATTGAGCATGGAGACGATCTGATCCTTGTCCGTCCGCTCCACATAGAGTTCCAGCTTGCCGGTGATGTTGGAAATGCTGCTTGCCTGGCCGCTGACCGTGGTCTGGAGATCGCCCACAGACAGCCGGATGCCGTCCACCGCCTGGGTGATCTGGCTGTACCGGTCCTCCAGGGCGGTGATCTGCTCCCCCATGGGGCCGGTGACGGCGGTGACGTCGCTTTGCCATACCTTGCTCTGGATCTGCCCCTGGACCACCGAGAGGCCGGTCGCCAGCTCCGTGGTCCGCTCCCCCAGCTCGCTGTCCGCCTGGATCAGGGTCTGATACGCCACATCCAGGGTGGTGCCGTCCAGGGTGATCCGGCTGCTGTCCAACACCAGGGAGCCGTCCTCGCTCAGCCGGGAGGCCACGCTGGCGATATTGAGCTTACTGCCGGAGATGTCGGCATCCGCTGCCACGGCGATATCCCGGATGATGCCGTCGTGCAGTCCCGCGGCGTAGACCCCGGCGGCGTCCCAGAGCAGCCGCCCCTCCACGTCCCACAAGGCCAGGTTGTAGTCCCCGGCGGCGTCCCTGCCGATCTGAACCCGGATCCGGGCGCCGTCCCCGATCTGGAGGGTCTCGCCGCTGAGCACCAGCCGCCCTGTCCCCGACTGGACGGAGACCAGCTCCGTATAGATGGCGCCGGACTGGATTTTATCCGCCGCCAGCGAGGCGATCATGGCGTCGGTGATGACGGCGTCATCAATGACCGCGTTTTTGCCGGTGAGGTGGATGGCCTGCAAATTGCCCACCCCCGCGCTGCCCGCCAGCAGAGTCTCGATGTTGGCCAGGTCGGCGGTCAGCGTGCCGATATAGGCGGTTTCCGCCGTCAGTTTGCCGATCTTGGCATTGGTGGCGGTCAGGTTGTCCGCCATGAGCTGCCGGATGACGGCCAGCTCGGCAGTGTAG